GGTGCAGCAGTTGGCACTACATTCAACGGATCGGCAGCGCGCACAATTGACTACAGCACCGTTGGCGCTCCCAAGACTGACGGTACCGGTGCATCTGGAACATGGGGCATCAGCATCAGTGGGAATGCGGCGAACGTCACCGGCACCGTAGCCGTAGCTAATGGCGGTACGGGTCAGACAACATACACCAACGGCCAGCTTCTGATCGGCAATACGACAGGCAACACGCTTACCAAATCAACCCTGACAGCGGGCACTGGTGTGACTATCACAAATGGTACTGGCACCATCACCATCGCTGCTACTGGCACCGGAGGCACTGTAACCTCGACCTCCGTTGTTTCTGCAAACGGCTTTGCGGGTACAGTAGCCACAGCGACTACGACACCTGCTATAACGCTCACAACCACTATTACAGGCGTCCTGAAAGGTAACGGCACCGCAATCTCAGCGGCTACCGCAGGAACGGACTATGTGGCTCCGGGTGGCGCACTTGGAACACCTTCATCTGGTACATTGACAAACTGCACATTCCCAACGCTTAACCAAAATACCACGGGCAGTTCTGGTTCCTGCACTGGGAACTCGGCCACCGCGACAACTGCGACAACAGCGACAACCGCAAATGCGCTGAACACGGCAAACAACTATCAGGTTAATAGCCTTGGCGTTGGCACTGCTGCCTCTGGCACCGCAGGCGAAATCCGGGCGACCGATAACGTCACCGCTTTTTATTCATCAGATGCGACCTTGAAGGAAAATGTACAGCCAATCCAGAACGCACTTGGTATTGTGTCGGCAGTTGGTGGTAAGACCTTTGACTGGACCGACGCTTACATTGCCGATCATGGCGGCGAGGATGGCTACTTTATCCAGAAAAGCGATTTTGGCGTCATTGCGCAGGACGTGGAGGAGATGTTCCCCCTTGCTGTCCGCACCCGTGATGACGGAACGCTGGCGGTGGATTATGAAAAACTGGTCGCCGTGGCGTTTGCTGCGATTGCAGAATTAAAGGCTGAGGTGGATGAACTCCGTCAGCAGGCTGTGAAGGTCATAAAATAATGGTACTGCCAACCAGTGGCCCTCTTACGCTTGTCGATATTCAAGGCGAATTTGGTGGCGCGAACCCCATATCGCTGAGCGAGTATTATGCGGGCGGTGGTCTTGTGCCACCGGGCACGACTGGGACTTATGGCGCTGTCCCATCATCTGGCCAGATCAGCATCCAGAACTTTTACGGTACAAGCAATTTTGTGCCGGGTACTTTCACTTTTACAGCCAGCGGCACATTCACCCTTCCTTCTGGCTATGCCACGGCTGTCATTGAAGTCTGGGGCGCCGGCGGTGGCGGCGGCTCCTACCTTGTTAGCGCCGCTTCTACAGCAGGCGGAACTTCTTCAGTTACCGGTACTGGCGTAAGCCTCACTTCCAACGGTGGCGGTCGTGGTACTGACGCCCCATCTATTGGGTCTATTGCTTCAGGTGGTGCTGGTGGTACGGGCACCATTACGAACGGATCAGCAGGCGGTAGTGGTATTGAGTCCGGGGGTGACGGAATTGGTGGCGCGGGGGGTAACACTGCTGCGGGTATTAACGGATTTACATCCGGCGGCACAGGTGGTGCTATAACAGGTGGCTCTGCATCTAACGTCCCCGGTAATGCAGGTGGATTGCCCGGTGCGGGCGGCAGTGGCGCTGTAACATACATTGCCGGTAAGGTTAACGACGGCCAAGGCGGCGGTGGCGGCGGTGGCGGTGGATATTCGCGTGTTACCGCTGTCGTAGGCACGTCCCCAGCAGGTACGGTACTTACAATCACGGTTGGAGCAGGCGGAACTGGATCAGTTGCCAACAACACCGTTTCAAATGGCGGGGCTGGTGCTGCTGGCCGCATCGTAATTAAGACGGCATAAGGATGTGGCTATGTGGGTAGAAATTATTAACTTTCCAGAACTGAATCTGTATATGGAAATCACCCACAATGCGGAAGAATTGTGATGCGGGATTATTCACGGGAATATAAACTTTATCAAGTTGATGTGGTCTACATGGACCCAGACGAAACCTTTGTGTTTAAGGCATCGTCAAACATTCGCTGGATCTCAGGCTTTGTATTCCAAGGTAATTGCACCCGTGTCCAAGATGGTGTGACGCTTCCGCCATGGTCGGTTGGGTATCAGAACGACCCGCCTGAGAATAAACGTACTGGATCAACCTACACCGCTGGCCCTGAAGGCGTTTCATGGGTGTGTGTAGAGTGCATGCGGGATGCGGGAACCATTGAAGATTTTGAAACCGGGCACGTTAACGTGGATGGCGAATACACCCTACCTGCTGGCTGGGGCTTTGCCGTTGCCCAAGGTGAGGTAACCGCTGACGGAAAGACCGCCACGCAGGGCTTGTATTTTGCACCCCGGACAGCGGATGTTGCTGTTTCGGGGGCTGGGGACTTGATACTTTTGAGGAAGACGAATGGTTGACGATGAAATAAACTTACGGTTGACCACACATGAAGCAGTCTGCGCCGAACGCTGGCGGGAAACTATCATGCGTATCAAAAGGCTTGAAAACATAAGCTTAGGTGTCGCTGGCGCAATCATCATGCTGCTTGTCAGCATAATTATAAAGATGAACTGATGCCAGCCCTTGGACCTGTAAATTTTCTGACTGTACACTGCGCCGCAACGCCAGAGGGGCGTAATGTCACGCATGAGCAGATCACAGAGTGGGACAAAGCCAAGTTTGGCCAGACCAGCTACCATTGGGTCATTGAACTGGATGGGGCTATGCACCGGACGTTGCGCGACGATCAAAGGGGTGCGCATGTTGGCAAAGCCAACACCGGCAACATTGGCATATGCTACATTGGCGGTATGGACAAAGCCATGAAGTCCCCCAAGGACACGCGCACAGAAGCGCAAAAGAAAACGCTTCTTACGCTTATTCGGACATACAAGGAACGCTATCCCGGTATCGCAATTCGGGGCCATCGCGATTGGCCCGGTGTCGCCAAGGCATGCCCATCATTCGATGTAGCAGCGTGGCTTAAAGAGGTTGGAGAGTGATTAACTTACTTACCCCCGATGGACGCAGGGTAGCTGCGTTTGCGGCTCTTTTGGGTGGCTGTGGTATATTTACAGTCTTTGCAGCAATCGGCGTATATTTAGTAGCGGGAAACGCAACATACAGCTTCTACCTCGCCTTGGCTGCACATGCACAGATTATGCTTGGCCTGACTGCGTTTACTGCATTGTTTGTAAAAAGAAGCGTCAAAGCTGGCAAAGATGGAATTGAGATAACTGATGTTAAATAGATTTTTTCCATACATAGTAGCAGGCGCTTTGATTATTGGCGCAGCATCCGGATACAAGGTCCGCGATTGGCAGTGCGATGCGGCGTATGCAAAGGCTCTGGCAAAAGCTGAAAAGTTGCGGGTCAAAAAACAGGAGATAGTTGATGATATTTCGCAAACCTATGAAACCCAACGAGATCAAGCCAATGGGGTGGCAACCGAAAGGACCTACACCATACGCGAAATATATAAAACGACTCCTGCCGTTTCTCCTGATTGTGCTGCTCCTGACGCTGTGCGCCGGTTGCTCGAAAGCAGTATCCGTGACGCCAATGCCGCTTCCTCCGGCAAACCTAGCATCGAATTGCCCGACTCTCCAAGACCCACCATTGGTGTTAATCGACCCTGAGCGGGCGCTTTGGGAAGCTGACATAATTTCGAAATATACAGATTGTAGCAGCAAGCATCGTTTAACGATTAAAGCGTGGAATGATGCTGTAAATGTAAAATGACGTTATCAGTATTGCCGGAAGGCAAATAGATGCCAGCAATTATACGCATAGACGCAAACTTGTACAGGTACTGCACTCCAAGACAGCGTGAGGTGCTTGAAGCTATTGAATTACATGGCGGCGCTAGGGCTGCATCAATTGCATTAGGTATCAACCAAGGCGCAGCAAGTGATGCCTACATTGCGGTCAAGAAAAAGGCAGCGATGCACGGGTATGCACCCGAAAATGACTTTACCCGGCCAGTGCCAAACGGATACGTTACCAAAGGCGTGTCAACCTACTACGACAGGGAAGGGAAGCCCACAGGCCAATGGGTCAAGGCATCGCTGACGCATGAGGCGCTCGTTGACGCCATGCGTGAGACTGTCGCTGGCTTCAAAGATCAGATAGAGCCAGCGGCTGCTATTGCTGCTCCAGAGGCTTGTGAAGAGCATCTGTGCAACCTGTACACTTTTACGGACTATCACCTTGGTATGCTGGCATGGCATCAGGAAGGCGGTGCTGATTGGTCTATAGCCATAGCAGAAAAAACTATCCTTGCTGCGCTGATACAGATGGTCAATCAAAGCCCAACTGCGCACACAGCAGTGCTTAATATCCAAGGTGACTTTCTGCACACAGACGGCAAGATGCCTCTCACCCCAGCCAGCAAGCACGTTCTGGATGCGGACAGCCGTTTCCCCAAAATACGCAGGGCAGCTATACGGATCATCCGTTCATTGATGGCAATCTGTTTGCAGCGCCATCAGGAAGTCTATTTGATTATAGCTGAAGGCAACCACGACGAAGAAAGCAGCGGCTGGTTGGCTGACCTGTTTGCAGTACATTACGAAGAAGAGCCCCGTGTCACTGTCAACGATAGTGTTCTTCCGTTCTATGTTTTTGAGTGGGGCAACACTATGTTGGGCGTACATCATGGCCACAAGGTCAAGAACGAATCACTACCGCTGCTGTTCGCCGCGCAGTTCCCGCAACAGTGGGGCAGGACTACGCGCAGGGAAATCCATTGCGGACATCGCCACCATCGCGATGAAAAGGAATACAACGGGGCCATAGTGGTGCAGCATCCGACACTGGCTGCGCGAGATGCTTATGCTGCTCGTGGTGGCTGGATTGCAGATCGTGCTGCATGGGCTATAACGTACCATAAAAATTATGGCGCTGTTGGCCGTGTAATGGTTACAACTGAAATGCTGGATACTATTAACTAACGGCCCGTTCCAAAAACCAAATCGCTTTACGCAAATCTTCATTCGCGTCTTTCTTGTAATTGGCGC